AGATTGTTCCATTCTTGTATTTTGTACGGGATAGTTTGCAGATTCTTCCAAACTCCGCATCCCTGCGGGGCCAAACATTGCATTCTCTTGTGCAAGTTGTTCAGCCACAGCGTCACCAACAGGCAAGCCGCGCCCGTAAGTGCCTTGATTGACTACTTGTTCTTGCATTGCGTAAGGCAGCATTTGTTGAGCAAGTCGCATCCGAGCCTTTTCGTTCTCTGCCTCTTGCTGTTTGCGCTGATAGTCTTTAATCTGCATCTCTTGCATCTTGTCTTTCAAGCCCTCTTGCATAGTCTGTCTGTAGGCTTGCTGACCACCAGCTAGACCTTGAGCAATGGCGAGTGCTTCGTTCCCCGGCGTTCTGCTCGGTGCGCCAGCTTGCAAAAGAGCCAATGCAGTGTTTTGCAGTGCTTGCTGTTGGGCTTGTTGCCGGACGCGATTTAACTCGTCCTCACCCAATAGACCACCGTAGTAGGAAGGAGTCGTGCCGAAAATGTCAAGTAGTGCCATGATTATCCTTAGACAATGCCATAAAGGTCATCAGCAGAATATCCGCTTTGATACAGATTGCCATAAGCATTTTGCACATCAGAAGAAGATGGCATACTAAACCCACCCGTCAAATAGTCCCACCCGCTTTTTATACCGCGAGACAAACCGCCGCCAAATGCTTGGTTTGCAGCGTTGAACACATTGAGGCCGAGCAAACCCGTTCCCAATGCAGAAGCAGTGGGGTTCGTGTAGTACGGTGTATTCGTGCTTGTTGTCCGACCAGCAGGGAACCCATAAACCATATTCAGATAATTCGTGAGGTTCTTTTGTGGTGCGTTTTGCTCAAAGTTGTACCGCGCCATGTCAGCGTTAAGTGCCGCAGTCTGATACCCCTCACCGAGTTGACCAGCACCCAATAACTTGTTTATGTCGCCATAGTCGGCCTCTGCAAGGCCCGGAGCCATGCCGAGCGCACGCATTTGGTTTTGGCGTTCTTGAGCGTAATTCTCGTAAGAAAGCCGACCCGCAGTGTCAGACAGCTTTTGTGCGAAGGTTCCAGCAGCTTGACTTTGAAGATCGCCCATCGCACCCGAGCCATATCGTCCGGCTTTTGAGGCAGCGGAAGAAATGTCGCCAATGGACTTATTGAAGGCAGTTTGTGCCGCAGCCGCAGCGGGTTGAAATGCGCCTTGAAAGAATGGGTTACCGCCGAGATAGTCACCCGAGAGCATCCCACTCACATTGCCTTGCGCTTGAGCCAACAAAGGATTGCCAGCCATTGCCCTTGCTTGTAGGGCTTGCAGTGCTGTAGATGTGGCAGTGGATGGGCCTACAAACCCTTGACCGGGGTAAAACTTTGGCCCACCACCTTGATACTGTTTTTTTGCCTCTGTCAAACCATAAGTGAGATACGGTTCAATAGCGGGGTCAACCGCCGTTGTGGTCGTAGAGGTAGACATTGAAGTTGCCATGACTTATCCTTTCATTAAAAGGACTCCAGCAGGGTCATCCACTGAAGTCATTGTATCAGCCAACAATCACATACCCAAATGTTTTGTCAGCGGTTGAGTTTGCAAAATGTGTCAGCGTTGCGGTTCCCTTGCCCCTTGCACTCACATACACATTTGCGGTTGATGATGTGTTCATATAACTTAATGTAGCAATCACAGAGGGTACAGCGGGACGGGTTGGGGTTGTACTTGTCGTGTAATGTTCGATTGATACACCCGTATCCGATGGCCTCCACATGATCTCTACATAGTCACTTGCCGCCATATCTACAAAGAAGTTCAATGCTGCAATGGTGTGATATGGATCGCCAGCACCTTTCCTTGGCGCAAAGCCAAATCTGCTGTTTGATTTGTCAATGTTTGTGCCGTTCTTGCGAAACCAAACATCCACATCTTGAGATGCATTGGTGGTATTTGTAAACTGAATGCTGAATTGAATGTTATAAATTCCCGCATTTGCCACATTCAATCTACTGCTATTCGATAGCGTCACCCCATTGCTGAAATCAGTCGTGTCAAAGGTTATCGCGTAGGCAGTCGTAGTGTTTGCCGCTATTTGGTCTGTCGAGTCTTGAAACGCACCGTAGGGCACAGCATCCGCATTAGCCGCCGCTGTTACCGGTGTCAACAATAGGATACTGTCCGGCCCGATGCGTCTATCAGTGATGGTCGTAGTGGTCGCCCCACCGGTGGCAAGTGTGATAACCCCGACATTGTTGGTCTTGCCGTTCATGATGCCATTGACGATTTCCGCGACTGTGCGCGGGTCACCGCCAAAGTACGGAAGAATCCTAAACATCAGCGGATACCTTGTTGGACAACATCAATGTCCAATCCTAAAGCGGTCTTCCAATTGTCACCAGTTGGTTGCATCCGCATCCGGTGATATTTCCCCGAACTTCTCAGAGAAACTCTGTTATCAGTATCAGCCGCAGCCGCTGTGCTGTACGACAGACTTTGCGTTAGAAGCGTCCGAGAGGCCACAGAAACACTCGCAGAGCCGTTGTCCACCAAAGGTCGAGCCAACATCACTATCGAGCGTCCCGCGTCTATATCGCCCGTTTCTAGCACCGCTGATTTGTTTGCTCCGGTGAATGTGATAACCCGTGTCCCGTCTGTACCGCCGAGAAAATACTTTCCACCAGCATAAAGCCCCGAGTCCATGCTTACCAAAAGTGCATCAATCGAAGCATTCACAGAATCCAATTGTTCAAGCGTTACAGAGGCAGTCGATGCGTCTGAGATGTAATCCGATGTGGTCTCCATGTACGCCCATCTACCAATCGTGAAGTTGTACACGATCATCTTTCTTGTGCCATCAGTCGAGAGGTAATTCCACATAATCATCTTGCGGATGGGGTCTGCCGCCGCTGACATTGTGGTGAAGTCCAAATTCGCATCATTGAAGAAGAACCGATCTACCTTCTCTGCCCCGATGGGCGTGACTTTCTGTCCATCACAGACATAAAACCCATCGTCTGACAAGAAAAAGGTCAACCCTTGATACTGACAAACCGACCCCGAAGCAATACAGCCCTTGCCCCGTGAGATGTTGTCAAATTGGAAGATAAACGGTGTTCCGGCGTAACTCATGCGAGAGATTGACTTCTCTAAGAGAATAATCCCGAACTCGCCACCGCGAATGCCCGTGATGTGACCACCATCGGGAATGTCTTGAAAGTCCGATTGAGTGGTGACACTCTCCACCCAATCAGTCTCATCATTAATCGCTGACCACCGCACTCGATATGGGCGAGTCGTGCCACTCTCATCCAAATGGGCACAAACTACGAAATCCCGCACCACAGTGATGAATTTAGCAATAGGCGCACTGTCTGACAGATTCTTGAATGACGAACTTCCATCCGCTGAAAATACTTGCAGTCTCTCAGTAAAGTTAGTACCGATGATCTGATTCCCAAACAAAGTAAATCTAAACCGTTGGCCCTCTTGTGTGTCGTACCCGTCTGCCACCCGTGAAATGGTCACATTGCCCGATGTGGTCGCGGAGGTGGTCGTTACAGTGAATGTGTCCGCAGTCAGCTTAGTCACGGTGAATTGACCGTCTGCCGCTGTGCCGCTTGTGAAGTTCAGATAGTAAGAATCGCCCGTTTTCAGCTTGTGAGCAATGGAAGTAACCGTCAGAGTGGTTGTGCCGCTTTGGGCATAAGTACCCGTGAAGCTAAAAACACCCGTCAAAGCCCCAACAGAGTCCACAGAATAAATCTTGTGTAGGCCAGCAGCAAACAGTTTAGTAGTGCCGTTTTCGTCTTTGGCGTAGATCAATGAGGTCAAATCCTCCGCAGCCGCCGCAGAGAAGTTAGCCTCAGATGGGAATGCCCCGTATCCAGCAGTCACCGGATAGCAGTTCTTTGCAACCGTCAATGCCCCCGTTAGCCCCGGTTGATCGGGGAGCCATTCACCTAATGAAATTCTTTGAGTAGGCATCATCCATTCCTTAACCAATTATTCGAATTCGTTGCCGTGTCTGTCCATGTATTTCCCGATGTTCCCACATCTGTCCATGTATTCGCGTCAGCGGTTACGGTTGTCCATGTGTTCCCACCAACACTCACATCTGTCCATGTGTTTGTGTCTGCCGCGACATTTGACCAATTGTCACCCAATCGGATGCCAATGCAAGAAATCGTCACCGTCCCGCTGATTGACATTTGCGCTTGAAATGTCGCAGTTGGCACAGCCGAGACAGTCGCTATTCCATTCAGAATACCCGCAGCACTTGAGACCAACCCACCGAGAGCCGAGACGCTAGAAGTCCCATTGATCGACCCGCTTGAGGTTCGGATTCTGATCGGAGTCGCCGAGACCGTAGCCGCACCGGACAAACTAGCCGCACCTTCTCTGACCCTAAACCCGTCACCAACAATTGAAGCAGAGCCGGAGACCGATGCACCACTTGAGAATATGCCGGTTCCAGCCGCTAGAACGGTCGCTATGCCACTTATCGAACCCGAGCCTAACCTTACCCTTACCCCGTCACCCGAGACCGTTCCAAGCCCCGTAATCGATGCACTCGAAACATAAGTTACTTGTGAATCGGAAGAAGAAGACGCTGTACTGTTTACCGATGCGCTTGAGTTCCTTACACGAATGTAAGTTATCTGTGTTTGTGCGTTACCACTGACAGACGATGCACCCGCCAATACCGCTATGGGTACTGCGTTTACTGACCCTGCACCCGATGCGGATGCCGCCGCTTCTAAGATGCAAGTGTTCGCATCTGTCCAAACGGTTGAATCAAGCGAGAAGGCTAGACTATCGATGCTCCCGAATAGGTCTAGCTGTTCAAGCGTGAATGGGCCACAAACATCTGCCATTACGCAAAGGTGACAGTCAGAGAGCCACTAGCGATCTTGAACACATCGCCCGTGTCGATTGTCTTGGAAGTGGTCAAAGCACCATGTACCAACAGATTCCCAGTAGTGAGAGCGTCAAAGATACCGAAGTGGGTGATGGTTCCCCATGAGTTTCCAGCTTGCGGGAAATTGATATCTGCACTAGTGCTAGAAGCACCATTAGAGGGAGCAGCAAAAGAAGCAGACTGACGAGCATAGCTTGTACCAGTGCACTCAGTACCAGTACCGGCATCTGTAGGGTCAGTCGTAAACAGTGCAACATAGACAGTTGTAGGTGCTGTGAAAGCGGTTGCTCGGAGTACTTCATTGATTAGAGCAGTCTCTAAGTAGTTGGACATTGCAGCCATTTTTTACCTCTTTGATAAAGTCATTGCGAGTGGTACACCCGAGTATTGAGAAGATTCATCCGATCTAACCAATGTGTCGATTGCCCTTTGGTACATGGTCGCCCATGTCTGAATTCGTGCATCGTTCATGATGTATGGTTCTGCCTCCAACAATGCCGCATAAAGCAAAGCATCGGGAGCGTTAGCCATAAACGCATTACTTGAGTTTGCGCTTGATAGGAATGTCGGAGCAGAGTAATACAGCATTTGAAGCGTATACGCATTGTCCGGCATTGGGGCTAACTGAAACTCAGTCGCCAAAATTGTGTAGTTCAACGGTCTACCGCGAACATGAGAATCTGTGTTTCTGATAAACACCGATGGAGACAGATAGGTCAATGGTTGCGGAGGGTTCCCCGTTACATAGAAGTCTCTAGCCTCAAGAAAGTCTGACGGTATCTCTACCGTTCCATCCCCACTTGTCGTAGTGGTGGTTACTGATTTGAGCATTTGCCGAATGCGGAGTTCTCTGCGAAGTCTCAGTTCTGCAAACCGAATGAAGTCGGGAATCTCGTTTGTCAAGTCACTACGGGCCAAATAGTTGGCTACCGCTGTACTCAGTTCAGAGAATGTAGCAATGCTCATACTCGCCCCGGTCGTGTTCTAAAAAATCGGTTATCCGGACTGTTTAGGAATTCTTTGAATTTCTTTTCATCCACTACCGCAAAGCCTCTCATGACGCCTTTTGCGTTTAGATCGTCAATCACTGTTAAAGGAATTGAAGCAACCTTATTGCCAAACATATCATCCGACCATCGTGCGCGTTCATCGTAGGAATTGAATTCCTTTAGATTTTGCTCGATGTTTGCCGTTATGTCTTGGCGTGTTTCAACGATGATGCCGCCTTCGCCATCGGCGTGAGCAACAGATTGACGAAACTGATTCATAGAAAAACCCCCATGCGGTTAAACATGGGGGCATTCACTCTTAGGGAGTCAAGTCAGCGAGGATGCCGTGGGCAGCTTCGTTGTTCACTTGCAAGGTGTATTCCACCAACAACTGAGTCACTTCCGCGTCACCCGTCTTAGCCAACTCGTTGGTTTGGAAGGGGCGCAGATAGGCAACAGCAGCCATGTCGGTATCCAACACAAAGGCAGCTTCATCGCAAGTGTTGGTAGAGGTCATGAAGCGGTTGGGAACGACCGAGATCGTGCCGAAGTCGCTCAGATACACATCAGCAGCACCGATGATGGTGGTTGGTGCATCAGCAGGAGCCATGAAGCGTTGAGCAGCGATACCGGTGAAGGCAGAGACCAACTGCTTATGGCCGGGGTTGACCATCAACACTTTGGGATTGCCACCGGAGGCATACACCTCTTTGACCACAGTTTTCAGAGTGGTTTCATCAAAGGTGCGGTTAGTGCCGTTGGTACGAGTGGTCGTGCCGCTTGCGCCAGCAACGCCGCTTGTGCCGAAGTCACCATTAGTTGCCAGCCATGTTTGCAAACCACCCAACTTACGAGCAGTGCTTGAGTTACCGTTCGTGCTTGCTTGGTTTGACAACAGAGTGGTTTCCATGTCGCGCTTGATCTCAGCGGAGGCTTTAGCCAATTGGTAAGCCTTTTCAGACTTACGACCAGCTTTGTCCACAGCTTCCAAAGTGCCGGAGATTTTCACGGTCTTTTGGCTGATCTGACACTTGTTGCCCACGCGAGTGGTCACGCCGATGGTGGCATCAGATGCCGTGTCGCCTTCAACTGCTGCGTTGGTCAAGACGGCAGATGCGAGAGCATCGGTTTGCCATTCGTGATTGGTAGCGGTTGCTTTGCCCTTGCCGATGGATGACATGAACGGCGTGTCGGTGGGGGAGATGGAGTAGATCACATCGGAGAGGTCTTCACGCTGACCGATGGAGGTGTAGGTTTGATAAGTTGCCATGATTGAATCCTTAAATTAAACGAACCGTTCAAACGCACTTGCAGCGTCTCGGACTTTGCCGGTCTTCCGCAACTGCGCTACTGCTTTTTTGTGCTGTTCTTGATTGTCTCTCGGTTGAGATACACCGCTTTTCATCATTCGGGGTGCTTCGGCTACCCTTTTGGATAACTCCGGCTTTCCCTTTTGCAAAGAGGAATACTTCATGCCATGAAATAAACTCAAAACAGCACGAGAATCATAGACATTGGCTAACTCTTGGTCTGTCCACCCTATCGACTTGGCGTAGTCCCGAATATCCTTGCGGATTTGGTCGCCGGTCTTTGGGTCTGCGTAGCCCGGTATCGAAGAAGAAAGTTTTTGGCTTTCTTGAGCAATGTGACTTTGAAGTTTCTCAGAATGCTCGGCTTGTTGCTGTTGGGCAATGCGTTGCTGTTCTGCCTTCAAGACCGCAAGTTGTTCATTGCGTTGCTGCTTTTCTGCTACCTTGACTGCATACCCGATGGGGTCACTTTCCTTTAAAGCGTCCAAGTTCTCACCCTTCGTCTGCTGAGTTAGGAATTGTTCCATCATCTGCAAGCGTTGGGCGTACTGATCTCTTACCTTGTTTGCTTCGTCAATTTTCGACCGTTCTGCTTCCACAGCGCGGCGTTGTTCACTAAGCGTTTGGGTCTTCTTTGTGTAGTCGGCCCCCAGTTGATAGCCCTCAATAAGTTGATCGAGAGTTACATCGCGTTCTTCTCCAGCCGCTTTGACTCGAAAAGTGCTTGCTCGCTCTGTCTCACCTTCTTCAGAATCCACCAACTCGGAATCAACGCCATCATCATTTTCTGAATCTGCATTCTGTTCGACTTGGCCTTCGGCGTTCGGTTCAGAATCCATTAATCCAAAAAATGCGGATGCAGCTTGTTCCACATTCAGCGATTCACTTCCTTGCGGAGCCGTGTTATCACTCATTTCTTACCCAAGTTGTCAGCACTTACCGAGTGCCACGGTGTAATCTTATGATTACAAAATCTTCCACCGCTTCTTCACAATTAGCCCCGTAGCTGCGATTGATTCAAAGTGGCTTTTAATCGATTGTAAAGCATGAATTTTTAAATATGCAAGTTCTCTCGCTTCAATATCATCCGGTGCGGAGTTAACTATATTAAGCAATTCAGATTGTCGCAGTGCTTCCATTTCTTCTAAGAAGAATTCATCGGAGAGCAGATTCTTGGCAAGTTCAAACTTTTCCATTTTGGATACTCGATATAAAGTCTGACATTGACACTTGCGGCATATTGGCGAATTGGTTGCCTTGCAGCCTAGCCCATTGCGTTCCACCTAATAGATTGTCAGTGGTAAACAGTGAGTTTAGATCGATTGGGCCTTGAAAGGTCTGTGTGTAGGTGGGGCTTGCCCATCCGGATACATCAGTTGGGACAAATGGAGTTCCCGTTATGGTTGTATCTGTATCACCACTTGATGTTGCATCTGTTATTACTTTAGCTGCTTGATCTGCTAAAGCAAGCGTCACAGCAAGTTTTATCATTCCCTCGACTTGTGCTTTTGTTAACGGGGAATCGGTCGTATCAGTCGCATCAGTGCCAGCCGTTGTATCAGCACCAACCGTTGTATCTGTTGACAATGGCAGAGTCGTATTAATGAAGGAATTGGGGTCTCCGAGAATCACATCTCCCGTTCTTGTTAGACCTTCTTCACTTAAAACCCCACCTACAACATCAGCGGTTAACCCTTGACCACCACCCATACTTTCCAAATTTGGACTTGTTGGTAGTTTTAAACCCTCACCGCCAGTTAGAACATTCAACGTGTAATCAACGGGTTCGTCCCCCGTAACAATCGTCTCGGGCAATGTTGCTTTAATGCCTTCAGTCGTGCCGCCAAGCGTGTATCCACCCGTCAGCGTGTTTAGTGCTGTGTCTACTTGATCTGAAGTTAGAGTGCCCGTCTGTAGGCTTGTGTCTAAGTTTTCAAGAATGATGTTTTTTACAACATCGTCAACAGTTACCGCCGTTGATGCGGGAGTCAGCGAGTAATCAATCGGTTTATCAGTGACTAGAGCCGGAGGCAATGTGCTTGCGATTCCTTCTATCGTGCCCGTTGGTGGCGCGTACAAAATGCTTGCAAGCGTTGAATCGATTGTGTCTCCGGGACGCAATGGCCCTTCAAAGTTTGGCGCATAAGTTTGGGGTGCTAACTCGGGATATGCCGCTATAACATCTGCGCTTGTTGGTGGAGTAGTTACATTCAAATAATCCGGAATTGGCAGATTCTGAATGTAATCTTCCGCTTGTCCTTCGGCTATGCTCTGTGCGCCCGTACTGATAGCGGTGCTGATAGCTGCATTGGTTAACGCTTGATCTAATGTCTTGCCTTGTAATAGGTTAGCCGCAGTGTTTGCCGCCATCGTGCCAGTTACACCACCTCCAGTAGCACCAGCAAGATCAACACCACTAGCACCCAATGCACCCGCAGTTAGTGTGCTTGTGGCTATGTTCTCTGCCATTTTCTCAAGTGGCACACCTGCCGCAGCTTGAAATATTGCAGATGAGCCAGCAGCACCCAATAGGCCGCCGCCTAATTCAGCCGCCAATGGGCCACCAAAGATCATTGCAGCGTATGGAGCCGCAGCCCGTGCCGCCTCTGATTGTTGTTGCCAAAATGTCTTGCCGCCCGATGGCTGATATGTGACTTGCGCTCCAAAGTCTTGAATTGGTGCAACTCGACCGCTTTTTGGGTCAACTTGTAAAAATACATTATGGCCACCGCCAGCAGCTTCATTCCCAACATTTACCGCAACTTTGACATCATTTCGTCCGGGCACATCTTGCAATGCGCCTACTTCTTTTCCATTGCCATCAAATAATTTGTAATAGGTATTTGTGATTTCTCTACCTTGGGCATCATCCCAATATGTCTCGGTGGTTGGTTTGCTTGCTATTGTTGCTTCACCGCTTTGAACCGCGCTATTGATGTTCGACAAGCCGCGAGACATTCCAACCCATTGCTGATAAGAAAAGTCTTCACCTTTTAGCGGTTGGAAGTACTGACCCGTTGCCGTTTTGTCTGTATTCTCTATCGTGTAACCATTGCCGGACTTAGTGGCGTTTAGGGTTACATCTTTGTAAAAACCGCCTTCTTTTTCGTTTCGCAGCTTTGGAACGGTAAACTTCCCATCCCCTGCAACATCAAACTTGTATAGCTGTAATGGTTCCCTTGGGATTTCAATAAGATTATTATTTTCATCATAGGCATACGCTACCCCCCGAATATCAAAAGTATTTGAGTAACCAGTTATCGGCTTTAATTCGGTTTTAGACAACACTCGACCTTTAGGGTCGATGTATGCCCCACCGCTTTGGATTGCCTTTACGATGTTTGCAAATCCGGCATTACTGCCAGTTAATGTGTCTAGTGTTGTCATCCGGGTATCTCAATGTTTGAGGTTATCCCTGCACCAACCTTCATTGCTTTCAATTGGGCCTCTGCTTCAAACTCTTGCTTTCTGAACATCATCTCAGCTTGGAACTTATCGCGCTGTAGTTGCATATCTGCCATCGCCTTCTCACGGGCCAACTGAATATCAGCTTGTGCCTTCATTTGCATACTCTGAATGTCGGCTTGAACCTTTGCCATTGCTGCTTGTGCTTCCGGCGACATTTGCGGGGCTTGCTGTTGAGGTGGTGCGCTCAATTGCTGATCGAGTTCCGGAGGAATGGCTTTGTAGAACTCTGCGCTGTCCTTGAATCCCGCAGCTTCCACCATTCTCCCGAGCGTGTTCCGGTACTGCCCAATACTGACCAATGGGTTGGATGGCCCCATCTGTCCTAAGACTTGTTCTTGTTTCTGTAGGACAAGTTGAAGCATCGCCATCTGTTCTTGACGGTTGCCAGCACCGAGACCCACATTTATATCCACATCGTACTGATTTGACCACTCTCGCGGGTCAAACGACACATACGAGCCTCTCATCCGCACAATGCGGGGCTTGTCTTGATACTTGCAGAGAAGATGCAGAATCCCTTTGAAAAGCGATTTAACACCCGTCTCCGCAAAGATTCGCGCTATCAGTTCAACCTTACCCGCGCCAGCAGCTTGCATAGATGCCACAGCCGCAGCAGTCACATTTTGCAATATCGCGGGGTCTAGCCCTTGAGAAGCGTCTGTAACTCCGGTGCGCTTTTGGGCCACAGAGTCGAGATACTGAAGCATGGGGAATGCTTGTCCCGCAACGGGTGGCACATTCAATGGCTGAACTGCGCCTTGAGACTTAATCCGCACCACACCGCCAGCAGTGGCAGTCAGCAAATCATCTAAGTTAACTTGACCGTCAACCGCAGTCACCCGCGCATTGTTTGTCAGATATAGGTTATCCAAAATCTGACGGGTGATAGTGGTCTTTTGTAACTGAATGTCTGTCGTGCGGTCTGCCAATGATTGCCCAAAGAACTTATGCGGGATTGGAATTGGGCAGATCGAGTGAAATGGCACATAGTCGCATTCTTCGTCTGACAGAATCTCGTTTCCAGCATAGAACACTTGCCGCAGTTCAGCGATACCATCCCCGTCCATGTCGGCCCGTAGGTAGCACTCGAACACTTCCACACTCTGCATCGAGTCATCCATGCTTGTAGAGTCATCCGGTTGCTCACCATTGGAGAACCTAACGAGTCGTTCCGGCGTGTATGTCAGTGAATCACTCGCGGGAAGACCGTCCACAATGTCAGCATCAAAGCCCATTGCGATCAAGTCGCTACGAGTCATTAACTTGCGGTGTGCGATGAAGGGCGCACCCTCAATCTTGCGAGCCTTCTTAGAGATTAGGAATTCCTCGGGTGGGACATTCTCCACCACCACTCGACCCGTCTTTTGTTTCTTAGAGACGGTCACAGCATGAATCTTGATCTTCATTGGCCCCATTGGGGTATTCTGATCGAATTCTTGTGTGTCTTGATTGACAATCTCCATAGTGCCATCGCTCATCAGCATGGCGAGTTCGTCATCAGTTAGATCACGATACTTCTCTTTTATTACATCTTCTTTGTCTTCCCAATAAGCTTTGACCACTCCGACCTTTTGGAGAAGCGCATCTTTAAACCAATCGTGAAGAATAATAATTCCTTCATTGTCACGGTTGAATACCCAATTCACATACTCAGTGGCTTGCTTTGCTCCGGCCTCATCATTTGGGCCACGGGGTTCAAACCTCACCACTTCATCGCTTGCTGAGAAGATACGCACCAATGATGGGAGAGAACCGTCTACAGCCTCTGCAACCTCACCCGTGACAATCTGAGACTTGCCTTCAACCTCATTGCCGTATGGCTGACGCAAATAGCTTTGCAGTGCTTCTCTGCGCTGTTCGGTAGTCTCTGTCTCCAAATAGCCGAGACTGTTGGAAATCTCAGCATCGATGATTGATTTGAGTTTGTTTTCGTCCATCACACAATCCATTTCACATTATTTGTGGGCATCTTTGACCAGCCGGTTGTTTCGTTTAGACCGATTGCAAGATAGCGGAAAGCATCAGCACTATGGCTACTCCAATCATGAAGTGGTCGGTCGTAAAAGATTTTCCGCTTTTCATCGTAATCCCTTCGGTAGTTTCTGAGTGCGTCTAGTCCTTGTTTGACCTTTGGCACATTGAACCAGCATCGCGGGAGAAGCCTTCTTACCGCTTGGATGCCATCATCTACCCCCATGCGCGGGGCAACCCGAATGTTCAATCCAGCATCGGTTAAAACCTCTAGTCGGCTTTTCCCCGTCCCGAGTTCCCGCACTTGTACATCGTGAGGTAGGATTTGCTCGGCTTTGTCCCATCCATTATGCCTCAACCAATTGACATAGCTGTCAAGTCCCACCCCGTTGTTCTCGTAAAAGTCCATCAGCCGGATTTCTGAGCCGACCACTTGAGCCACCCAAATCACCGTTGAGTCGCCCATTCCCAAATCCCATGCACACACTGTCTTACAGAGATCATCGCGGGGAATCTCTTGAATGTGGTTCTTTTCGTCCAAATCGTTGAGCAACTGCCCGTAGTAACTGCCCTCCACCGCAGCGGTAAACGAACACTCGAACTCTTGAAGGTACTTGTCATCCCCCATCTCCACCCGAGCCGCCTTTAGTTCTGTGACGGTCAAGACCTCAGTTTGGGAGGCTTTGAACTCCAGCAGTCCCCACCCTTCCTCAGTTTCTGCCCGATCTCGTAGGTCTTTGAAGTGATTGTGGCCCTTCGGAGTCCCGATAAAGCAGCACCATCCGAGTCTGTCAGCCAATGATGGGCGAATAATGTCTGTCCAAATCTTTGGGTTTTGGTCGCCAATCTCATCAAGAATCACCCCATCAAAGTATTGGCCTCTCAGTGAATCGGGGTTATCTGAGCCATATAGCTGAATCCGGCGGTTCCAAAAGTCCACCCGCAGTTCAGAAATGTTCTCAGTTCCCCCGAGAGGTCTTGCGTACTTCGTGAGGTAGTCCCATGCCACCCGTTTGGCTTGCCCATAAGTTGGGGCAATGTAAGCGTAGCGCGGTGCCTCTTGTTGGTTGCTCACCGCATCTTTAATCAAGTGGTTGATTGCGCTGACCGTCTTCCCCATCCTTCGATGGGCCACCACTACCCCGAACCGTTTAGCGTCTAGCAGAGTGTGAATCTGCAATTGCTCTTTTCTCGGGCTATATGGGATTACGATGGATTGTTCGGTTGCGCCCATGTGACTTTCATTTCAATGGGATTGTTCGCGTCTCCGGCGTGTTCTGTCCTTGCCAGCTTTGGAATGTGATACTCCACTACTGACTGGAATAACTCAAATGCCTTTGCGGGGTTTGGCTTTATGTCATGCTCGGGGTCACCCTCTGCTACCTTGTCGAGCCAAATAGAGAGCCTCCAAGCGTTTCCATCCACAAAGGTGGCTATGGCTTGTCTTGCCTCCGATGTTGCCTTGTTGGGCGTTCCAGCGGCCCTACCGCCCATTCTCCCGGCACTCATATAGCACCCCTGCTATCTTTGGCTACTATAGTTAGCATTGTTTTCTTTTGCATTACCAATTCCTTATGGCTTGTTGGTCAGTGCTTAGTCTAACAGACTGAGTTCTTTCTTCTTTTCGGGTTCTCCGAGCAGTCCTTGTGCGCCTAATGGGAGTGCCGGAGTAGCAGCAAATAGCGGTTGGCCTTTGCTTACAGCACCCTTCATCTCGGGGGTTATGTCGATGTAGCGGACGGGTTCTTGTCCCATTTTGGGAATCATGCTGTTCTCTGCTCTTTGCATGACAGTATCAACTTGTGTCTCGCCTACCCTTGCGTTCCACTTCTTGCCGTACTTGTCTAAGAATTTGGGATAAATCTCGTCATAGTACTTTTTCATCCCTTCTCCACCGACTTGCAGATCAAGGCCGCGCAGAGTCATACGACCACCACCGGATTGGCCTTCACCCTTAACAATTTTGTCAGCCACCTCTTTACCTACTAATGATGGTAATTCTTCGGCTGAATATCTTGCTTTAGGTAAATTAACTGCATCACCATTTATGTCGGCAATGCCTAATTCAAAAGTCCCATCGGATGATCGTCTGTAATCAATATGATCTACTTGCTTGGCAAGATTGAATCTGTCCGCTTGCTGTCTGCCAGTAGTCAACCCCACTCGTTCATATCCATTGTCGGCAGCGTACTTGAGCACCCGCTTTAAGGCTAGTTGATACCATGTGTCTTTGAATGGTGCATCTGGTACGCCGCCAACTGTTTCATTTAATCTGTTGATGGCTTGATTTGTAACGCTACCTTTGCTGTAATCCTTGGCAAAAATATTTCCTTGGGGGTCTAACACTTCATAATAAGTGTATCCATCTTTGTCGGTTTTTGACTCAACCTTATAGTCATTAGGTAAATCTTTGAATTGTCCTTTGTACCCCTTTTCCCGTCCGGCTTGATGCCAATCTGATTGAATTTCCTCAATCAATAGCATTTTCTTGCCATCAGCGTC